GACAATAGGTCCAGCTTTCCAACCAATCTTCATTAGTAATTATGGTGAATTTCAATCTTTCTTTGGTGGATTAAATGCTACTAAGGTAAAAGATAATGGTGCCCCTCAATATGAATTACCTTATATTGCTAAATCATACTTATCACAATCTAACCAATTATTTGTAACAAGAGTACTTGGTTTTTCTGGATATGATGCTGGTTTAGCTTGGGGTTTAACTCTTGATGGTGCTTTGGACCCAGCTACAGTTGCAACAACTGGTGGTAGTTCTTATAACCCATTACTTAGCTATACAGCAACATCTGCTGGTACTGTTGTTACAATAGTATCATCTGACCCATTTTTAACAACTCTTTTAAATGACCCAGTTGCTGGTCCAGAATTACGTACTAATTTAGCATTCTTAGGTTCTTCACCTACAGCTACAACATCTAGTATTTCAAATACTTACATGAAGACTGGAAGTGTTTTCAGTGGTATTTCATTTAACGTATATGTTAATGCTACTGGAACAGAAGTTGGTGGAAATATAACTGGTACAACAACTGGTGCTACTGTTTATTATTCTGGTACACCATATGCTGATGTTGAGAATCAATTAGTTGCTTTATTACGTTCAAGAGGTAGTATTGATGTATCTACACAATTACCAGCATTTGAAGTAAGTGCTACAACTGGTGTTATTTTTGATACTGACCCTTCTGGTTCAACAATTAATCCATTAGGTGAATTCTCTTTAAGTGGAAATTCAACTGTTCAAGGATTATTTGATTATTCATTATCTATGGATAGAACACAAAAAAATTACTTACCAAGAGTATTAGGTAGAACTGCTAAAGATGGTAACACTGCGTTATTTGTTGAGGAATTGTATGGTGAGATGTTTAAAACTCTTAATGCTGATGGTAAAGTTAGAGGTCTTAAACAAGCTCTTACTATTTATTCAAATGAATATGCTGATTATAACCAACAATATCAACCAGCGGTTACACCTTATGTAGTTTCTGAATTACGTGGTAATAAATTACTTAGATTGTTCAGATTATGGACTATTTCTGATGGTAACGCTGCTAATGAACAATTTAAAATTTCAATTAGAAATATTAAACCAAATGAAAAAGAATTTGACGTTATCGTAAGAGGTTTCTATGATACAGATGCACAACCTGTTATCCTTGAAAGCTTTAGTCGTTGTTCAATGGACCCAACTTCAAATAATTATATCAAGAGAAGAATTGGTACACTTGATGGTGAATATGCTTCTAAATCTTCTTATATCCTTGTAGAATGTGATGATACATCTGATACAAGTGATGCATTCCCAGCTGGTTTCGTTGGTTACCCTATTCGTGATTACCAAGCAAATGGTAATACAGCTGTTGTTAACCCAGACCTTATGTATAAACAAACTTATGGTACATTTGAGAATAAACGTAAATATTATTTAGGTATCTCTGAAACTGTAGGTATTGATGCTGATTTCTTTGACTATAAAGGTGTTCCTCAAACTTCTAACCCAGATGTTTGGACTGGTATGACTTATGGTTTCCATATGGATGTTAATGCTTCAGCAGCAACTATTGATAACGTAACTGAAGTAATCAATGCTTCTGGTGGAACTTATAGCCCAACATTCTTGTTTGACACAGGTGACTGGTCGTTTACAACAGATGCTGGTTTAGTTGGTGGACCTTATGAAAAAATATATGCTCGTAAATTTACATTTGTACCTTACGGTGGATATGATGGGTGGGATATCTACAGAACTAGAAGAAGTAATATCGATAGTTTCATAATCAATGGAACAAATGGTCAAAATGGTTTAACTAGTGGTGCTTTTTCTAATAGAACTCTTACTAATGGTGATTTAGGTATCAACTCTGATTACTATGCTTACTTAGAGGCTATTTGGACATTTAAAAATCCAGAAGCTGTAAATATTAACGTGTTTGCGACTCCAGGTATTGATAACTTTGATAACACTAATTTAGTTGAGGCTACAATCGATATGATTGAAACTGATAGAGCTGACTCATTGTATATTATGACAACGCCAGATACTGATGGAGCTGGTGGAGTATTATCACCAGAAGATGTTGTTGATTCATTAGATGGAATGTATGATAGTAACTACTCATGTACTTACTGGCCATGGGTTCAAATTGCTGACTCTGAAAATAATGTATTTATTTATGTTCCACCAACACGTGATGTTGTTAGAAACATTGCATTAACAGATAACATTGCATTCCCTTGGTTTGCAGCTGCTGGTATCCAAAGAGGACCTGTAGATTGTATTAAACCAAGAGTTAAATTAACTCTTGCTGAGAGAGATACGTTATATGAAAATAGAATTAACCCTGTTACATATTTCACATCAGATGGTACATTTATTTGGGGTAATAAAACACTTCAAGTTAAAGATACTGCTCTTAACAGAATCAACGTTAGAAGACTTTTATTACAAGCAAGAAAACTTATTTCTGCTGTTTCTATTAGACTTTTATTTGAACAAAATGATTCAATTGTTAGAAATCAATTCTTAGCATTGGTTAACCCAATCTTAGATAACATTAGAACTGAAAGAGGTTTAACTGACTTCCGTGTTGTTCTTTCAAAAGACCCAGAAGATATCGATAGAAATCAATTAACTGGACAAATCTTCTTGAAACCAACAAGAGCTTTAGAGTTTATCCAAGTAGAATTTGTTATCATGAATACTGGTGCATCTTTCGATAATATCTAAAAAAATAAAACTAAAAACATTAAAACCCCAAACTGGGGTTTTTTTGTTTAAACTTAATATTTATAAACAAGTATGAAGATTAAAATAACATCAAAACAATATAATAATTTACTATTACGTGAACAAAATGAGCGTTTAACTAATAAATTATTGAATGAAAATATTAATGGTGTTTTAATGGGATTTTCAAAGATTATAGGTGTGAATTTAACCAACAGAAATAAGATAGAAGGTGATAAAGCTATCGAAGATTCAGCCATTTTACTTAAGATAAAAAATACACTTGAAGATAAAACAAAATTGGATTCTTTGGTTGATGCTTTAGAAACTAAAGGAATGGAGAATGCAAAAACTAAATTAGCCACTGACTCACAAAAAATAATTAATGACCTTAATGATATTTTAATTAAAAATAATTTAGAAAATGTTGGTATGTCTGGGTTAATTAATTTACAAGATTTGGATAAAAGTACACAAAAATAAAATAATTTATCAAAAACAATAAAAAAATAATTATTTATCATATTTATATATAAATAAGAACAAAAAAATTAAAACAAATACAACATGGCTGATTTATTAATGAAAATGCCCCTACCTTACGAGCCTAAAAGAAAGAATCGTTGGTTAATTACATTCCCAGCAGATTTAGGTATCCAACAATGGTGGTTATCTTCTGCATCAAGACCTTCAATTACACAAAATGAAGTTGAGATACCTTTCCTTAACACATCTACATGGGTTATTGGTCGTTTTACGTGGGAAGCTATAGATGTTACGTTCCGTGACCCAATTGGTCCTTCTGCGGCACAAGCAATAATGGAATGGGTTCGTTTACATTCTGAATCTATTACAGGTCGTCAAGGTTACGCAGCTGGTTATAAACGTCCAGTTGAACTTGAAATGCTTGACCCTACTGGTGTTGTAGTTGAGAAATGGTTACTTGATGGTACCATGCTTACAAACGTTGGATTTGGTGACTTATCAATGGATGATGATGGTATTGCTGAAATTACAGCAACACTTAGATTCGATAGAGCTATTTTATTATTCTAAGATATGGCAAAAGCAAAAAAAGAAGGTAAACCTAAGAAAAATAGGGGAAACCTAGTTAAGCGTTTGAAAATGATAGCTAGGAATCAAGAACTACTAAAACAATATGAGAATAAATAACATTAAAACCTAGTTAGCTAGGTTTTTTTGTTTTATAAGAAATATTTATATTAAAAACATAATGAGAAAAATTGATAAAAGAATAAACCTAGTTAAAGCTAATATCTTAGCTGAACAAAGGTACTTACAATCAAAAGGTATCACAGAATCATTTCATGGTCCAGATGGAACTCCAATAGGTGTTGATTCAAGACATATGCCGATGACTAGTGGACCACAAAAAACAGATGGTGATATTGATGAATTAGCTATTGAAATTATCAAACGAGCTAATGGTGATGTAACAGAAGAAAATAGATTAATTGTTGTAACTGCTGCTGGTAATGAAGATATTCAACGTAGATTAACCAATAGAGTTAGTTATTTAAAAAGTTCCAGTCCAATTGAAGAGGATTTGGTTAATGAAATAGATTATGATAGAAGCCTAGATATTAATGATTTTGATTTCCTTAATAATGGTGAAAGAATTTTTTCTGGTTGGTATGTTGAACCGTCTGGCGATGAATTTTTAATCAAGAATAAAGATTTTCCATTTTTTGAATTTGCTGTTTTTATAGGTAGAGGAAATAGAGGTAGTGCCAAAGAATACCCATGGGGTTATGAAGCTAGAAGTACTGGTGGTTCAAATTACCCACCACATGGACATAAAGGGGAATATCCTATTGAAAGAAATAATGCGAGGAATATAGAACGAGTGTTTAAACATTTCTTAATTCACAATTATGATTCTATACAAAGAACGTCTAGACATTAAATTAAAAACCACTTTAAGGAGTGGTTTTTTTATTTTATATCATTTCTATTTACAAAAAAATACAAGTATCTATATTTATATTTAAAGTTATAATATTTAATAAACGTTTTAAACATGAATCAAAAACCTTCGGTGTTTCCTACACCAGAACAAAGAGCAGAAATTATTCGTAATTCTGAAAAAACTGCATTAGAAGCTTATGAAGCTGAAAAACAAATGGTTACTAGCGAAATCTATCAAAATGCTAAATCAGCACCTCAAACAATCAACGATGTTCCAGAAAATTATGACCCTAATAGTCATGGTAATTCTGTTGAAATGATGAAAAGACGTACTGAAGAACAAATGAGACTTCGTAATGAAGTTGGTGTGGTTAAACATCCAGAATTAGCTGAAAAAAGTGGTAATGTGAAGTTTTCACAAGAAGAGTATGAGATGAATAAGCGTACTGAAGAACAAATGAGACTTCGTGATGAAGCTATCGCTAATAATTTAGCACAAACAGCTAAGTATCATCAACAAAGTGAAGCTTCAATGGCTGGTTTGAATAAAAACCCTAATCAAACAATTTTACCACAAAATCAACAACAAAACACATATCAAAATATGCAACAAAATTCATATCAACAACAACCACCAGTGGTGCCACCAGTTGTACCACCTACAAATAATTATGGTGGTAATTATGGTCAAAACCCATCAAGTATTGACCCATATATTTTCGAATTAAGTCAACCAAATTATAACTCACCATTTGATGTAATACCTTTACCTTCTGGTGGTAAGACTTATAGAACCAAAAAAGCAAACATTAGAGTTGCTTATATGACAACTGCTGATGAGAACATTCTTACGAGTCCTAACTTATTACAAAGTGGTCAATTTTTAGAAATTCTTATTAATAGAAAGATTCTAGAACCAGGACTTAGGTATAAGGATTTGCTTGTTGGTGACCGTAATGCTATTATGATTTGGCTTAGAGCAACAGGTTATGGTGAAATGTATCCAGTAACACTTTTTGATGAAAATGATGTACCTTTTGATACTGAAATCAACTTAGATAACTTAAAAACAAAAGAATTGGGTGCTGAACCAGATGAAGAAGGTTTATTTCATTTTCAATTCCCTTTATCTAAGGTTAATATTAAGTTTAAGATGCTTACTTGTGGTGAACAAGATGACCTTGAAAGAATACTAGACCAAGAAAAAGAAAATGGTATTCCAGTTAATAACCAGAACACATATACACTTGAACGAATGATTGTTGAGGTTAATGGTTCAAGAGATAGAAATGAAATCAGAGAGTTTTCTAATTCAATTAGAATACGTGATGCAAGAGAATTTAATGAGTATTTAAATAAAATAGAATGCGGAATAGATTTAAATATTACCGTAGGGACTCCTGGAGGTGGGTCCGTTGCTACCTTTCTTCCCCTTAACCTCAAGTTTTTTTGGCCTAACATCGGACTATAAAATACCATTATTAGAGGAAATTTGGATTTGTACTCAACATATGAAAAACGTTACTTACTCTGATGTTTTATCAATGCCTACATATGAAAGAAGATATTTCTTAGGGTTATTATTAAAAACAAATAGTGAGCGACAAGAACAAGTTGAAAACATGAAGCAAGATGCGGTAAATCGAAACGCTAAAGGAAATAGGACAACTACTATAAGTGGTGACCAATTAAAAGCACAAATTAAAAGTGGACAATTACCGATTAAATAAAAATTCCCCTTATTTTTAAGGGGATTTTTGGTTTATTAGATATTTATTAAATAAAAAGGATGATGAAAACAAAGTTATTGATAACTGAAAAACAATATAAATTTTTAAAAGATTTTATACTAGAATCTAAATATGATGATTTTATTATAAATAAAGTTAAAAAAGGTGATACTATTAGAATTAGTTGGAAAAATAATGTAAGTAATTTTAAAGTTGTTGATGTTATAGGAGGTCAAGTGCAAATGGATAATATAGATGCTGGTTCAACCAATATTAATTATCGTTATTTATTAACACAAACATCACTAGATAATGATAAATTAGAAGTTAAAAGAGTTCATAAAATAAAAGAAAAAGATAAGTTAAATAGTCCATCATCTTGGTCTGATTCACCTGTAACTGACATTAAAAATATTGAATTGGTTAGAAATAATGATGTTGTTGATAGTGTTGATGATATAACAACAAAAAATCAAAATAACGGTCAAAACACACAAAATGAACCAATTAGTGAAGAAGCTAGTGATAGATTAAGTGATATTTTAGGTTATTTATTAGATGATTTAATTGAAGGAGATTCGATTGATTTTTCTACTAATGAGGGTGATATAACACTTAATTGTATTGGTGCTAATAAAGGTGCTTATACTTTTGATAGTGAGTCGAAACAATTAAGTCCATGGGATAGTTTTAATTTAAATATTAATAATTCTGAAGACGATGAAAAAACACTTTATGAATTAAATAGTGGTATTATTTCAACTGATGATGATGGTAAAACATATAATATTAAACTTATTGCAAATACTGGTGATAAACAAGCTGATTTTTGGGTTAAATCAATTAATAATTTAGATATCAAATCTAAGGATTCTAATGATTCTGGTGAAGATTCAGATAACTCAGTTTCAAGTAGTGATGCCAAAAAAATGATGCAAATGATTATAAGCGACCCATTAATGAAACAAGCTTTTTATAAAAATCCAACACTTTGGAATGTTATTGTTAGTGCTGTAAAAGGTGAAAAACCTAGAGGTACTGGTATTGTTTCAGCGTATAAGATAATTGGTGATTATAGAACAAGAGCAATTAAAGATAAAATAGGTCCAAGTGCTAATCATTTTAAAATGGGTCGAGCAGCTAACTTTAAATTCATTGAACAAAACGTTTCGATGAATCCAACAGGTCAATTAACTGATAAATTAGAATTACCTATAACTAGTACCTTCAGAGCTGTACTTCAAAAATATAAATTAAATGATGATAATCTAGTTTTATCATCAAGTCAACCTAGTTTTAAAATCGTCATCAAAAAAGAGATTGAGAATCTTCCAAATTCTTTTGAAGTTGAGGTTGTTAAGGAAATAAAAACAAGATTAGGTATTAAAACCTACACTCAACCAGCTAAGGTTAGATTTGAGAGTGCTCAAGGTACTGGTTATTATAATCCAGACGAAAATAAAACAACAACAACAACAAATACTAATAAATAATGGCGTTATCTAGTGATGAATTAGCAAAAATAAAAGAAGAACTTAGACAACAAGCTGAGTTACAAAAACGTATTTCAGAATCGGCTGGTGATTATCTTAAGTTGATTAAAGATATTAAAAAATTACAAAAAGATATATCGCAACTTGAAAGTATAATAGCAATTCAAGCCGCTAAGGTTGCTAGTGCTAGTGATGACCAAAAAGAAACTGAAGAAGCAAAGTTAGAAATACTTAACAAACAACTTGCGATATTACAAAAATCAAACGCTCAATTAGTACAAGCCGCTAAAGAAAGTAGTAAAATTACTAAATCACTAGCTGTATTTAAAGACGTTAAAAAAGATATTATGGGAATTACCAATTTAGTTAAAGCTGGATATGGTAAAATGAAAAACTGGGCTGGTTTATTCGAAATGGATAAAGCACTTAGAATGTCAGCACTAAATATGGGTGTTCTTTCTAAACAAACTGATGGTTTTAGAGCTAATATTAAAAGTGCTGCTAATAGTACCATTGATTTTGGTATGGGTATTGAAGAAATTTCTAAATTACAAAGTGATTATAGTGAAGAATTAGGTCGTAGTGTTATCTTATCCCAAAAAGGTTTAATAGCAATGGGTGAAATGGCAGCCGCTACTGGTTTAGGTGCTGAAGGTACTGCTAGATTTGCTGCTGATATGGATAACGTTGGATATTCAGCTGAACGTACAAAGGATTTCATTGAGCAAACAATGAATGATTCACACAAGATGGGTTTAAACGCATCTAAGGTGGTTAAGAACATCTCTGCCAACATAAAGATGCTTAATAAGTATAACTTTAAGGGTGGTGCTAAAGGTCTTGCTAAAATGGCTGAAACAGCTACAAAATTGGGTGTTGATATGGGTATGGTATCTGGAATGGCAGATAAGCTATTTGATATTGAAGGTGCTGTTGATATGTCGGCTCAATTACAAGTTATGGGTGGTGAATGGTCTAAGCTTGCTGACCCGTTCAAATTGATGTATATGGCCCGTAATGATATGGAAGGTCTTATGGAAGCTGTTGGAAAGGCTGCTGAAGCTTCAGTAACCTTTAATAGTAAAACAAAAGAGTTTGAAATTTCAGCTATGGAGATGCATAGACTTCGTAAGATTTCTGAACAAACAGGTGTTGCGTATGAAGACTTAGCTCAAGCCGCTAAAAACGCTGCTAAAGCAACTAAGATAAAATCTCAATTTAGTTTTGGTGGTGATAAAGAACTTGAAGAATTCGTTGGTGCTATGGGGCAATTTGACGAAAAAGGTAGAGCATATATTGACATTGGAGATGGTAAGGGTAAACAACTTCTTAAAGATTTAAATACGCAAAAGCTTAAAGAAATACAAGCTGAAGAAGCAAGTCTTAAAAAAAGAGCTGAAATTTCACAAACATTTGATGAAAAGTTGGGTAATTTAGTAAGACAATTTAAACAACTTCTTTTACCTTTATTAGAATCTTTAGACGAAGGTTTAAGACCAGTTGCTCAAAAATTTGCTGATGCTATGCGTAATCCAGATGTTGTTAAAGCAATTACATCAGCAGCTGTCATGGCTGGTAAAGCTATTGCTATGGTAGGTAAATTTATTGCAAATAACCCACTTACAGCGTTAGCTGCATTTGGTTTATTTGAACTTGGAAAATGGGTTCTTAATGGTCGAGCTCTTGGAATGGGTTTCAATAGTGTTGCTAGTGTTGGAGGTGGTAGTGGAGGCACTGGTGGTGGATTTTTAGGTAAATTAGGTAGTATAGGTGGTAAAGCTGGTAGATTCGGTAAATTTGGTAAGCTTTCTGGTGGTATGAGTTTAGGTTCATCTTTAGCAAAAGGTGGTAAAGCATTTACTGGTTTAGGTGCATTAGGTCTTGCAGCTGATGCTGGTAGAAGTTTTATGGATGACCCAGAATCAACAGGTGGTAAAATGCTTGGTGTTGGTGGTACCGCTGCTAGTTGGGCTGGAACTGGTGCTATGATTGGTAGTATTATTCCAGGACTTGGGACACTTGCTGGTGGTATTATTGGTGGTGTTGCTGGTGCTGTAAAAGGAGCTTACGATGAATTCTTTAGTGATGATGCAACACAAGAAGCAGTCCCAGAGTTAAGAGCTGGAGCAGCACTTAACGATTTTGCTTCACAAGGTAAAAATAAAAATGATTTTAGTAAAGGTAGAGCTTTAGTTCAAAATGGTAAAATTCATCCTATTGATAATATGGATTCTTTTATTGGTATGAAACCAAAAGGTCCAGTAGATAATGTATTGAATTCAAACAATATACCATCTACTACTAAGATTGAATTTGGTGAGTTGAGAATTAATTTCGGTGAAATCTTGGTTAAATCACCAGGAAATTCAGAAACAGCTAAGTTGATGATTAAAGATGAACACTTTGTACGTGATTTAACAAATAAGGTTCAAGCAGAAGTTAAAAAAGTATTTAACCAAGGAAAAAATAAAGGTTAATATATTGTTGATAATCAGTTATTTATGTTTTATTTTTAAAATAGTTGAATAGATTGCTTGACTATGTGCTAAAAAAACCGTATCTTTGTAATATAATTATAAATAAATAATTAAATATATAATATATAAATAATATAATAAATATAAAATATAAAATATATTATAATATAAATTAAGGCACATATTGTGTCTTTTTTTTATTTATTGAATTATCATTTCAACTAAGCATTTATTTTATAAAAATTTTTATTAGTTTAGTATTTATATATAAACTAATATAATGCCTATATTTTATAATACTAACGCACCAACACCTAATACAAAGAATACAATTACTAATATTGCTATTTCTGGTATTAGAGATTTTTTATTAACAAAAAACTTAGGTGTTGGAACTGGTGGTTTTTATCCACAATATTCAACAGCAATCAATGGTAGTCCTCAAGTTGGTGAACCAGTACTTGATACTATGGTTGGTACAGGTAGTGTTACTCAACCATTTGGTTTACCATTAGAAACAGAAGGTATTTTACGTTGGGAAATAGCAACAGTTAATAATCAATTTCAAGATACTTCATCATTAGCTGGTACTTTACTAGAAGTTGATGATGTTACTAAGGTACCTTTATATCCTAATTCAACAGCACCTAACGGTATTAATAATTATTCTGAAACTATACCACAATATGGTTTAGATGCTAAAACTGATGAAGCTGGTTTTGTTAATTCAGCTATAATTAGTAATCAATATAAAAATGAATCAAGTGATGCTGGTGAATCTTTAAATATTGAAAATATTACTAAAACTATTATATTTCCTAATTCAACAGCACCTAATGGTGTTGGTGAATATCCACAAAATATTGAAAATTATGGTTTAGAAGCTAAATCAGAAGAAGGTAATTTCTTTAATTCAACAATTGTTGGTAATCAATATAAAGATAATTCTGGTGTTGCTGGTGAAGCTTTAGATATTAATAATATAAATAAAACCAATTTATTCCCTAATTCAACAGCACCTAACGGTATTGGTAACTATGCACAAACAGTAAATGAATTTGGTTTAAATGCTAAAACAGTTGAAGGTGGTTTCAGAAAAAAATCAACAATTAAAAACCTTTATTTAGATGTTGATAAACAAGTTGATGCTGCTGATTGGATTACTCTTGAAGTAATGCCTATGGGTCAACAAATAAGTGGTTATTTAGATACTTATGGTGGATTAAATATAGGTGATAGTACAGCTATTCAAGCTTCAAGTGTAATTGGAAGTGTTTTAAATGGACAAGGATTAGGTTTAGCTAAAGGTGGTGTTGTTACAAACTACGATATAAGGTCTTCGTTAGCTGGACGTGTACTTAGTGCAACTGGTGTCATTAATGACACTAAATTAGGTATGATAGGTGGTCAACAATTAGCTTTAGCTTTAGCTAATAATGCGGCTTTTAATCTTCAACAAGATATTTTAGGTTCTTTAAACATTAGTGATAATATACTAGGTTTGGTTAAAGGTAATGGATTAGCTGGTTTTAGACCAAATTATTCGATTACAGTTCCAGGTAGTACTGGTGGTCAAATAGCTGATTATACAAGCAAGGTACTTGGATTTACAATTCCTAGAAGTTTTTTAGGTGATGGTGGTTCTATTTTTGCTAGTGAAAATGGTAATGTTGAAAATATAGCTAGAGCTAACTCTATGCTTGAAAACACTGGTAAAGGTCAAACACTGGCATTATTATCAAATTCAAATGCAAACTTAATTGGAACTGGTGGGGATGATAATCCGTCTCAACAAGTATTTAGAAGTGGATATGCACCAGCTTATGTAATTAATGAAGGTGATGATAATGGTGGTCAACAACAAGCATTAGATGATAATGGAAGGTTATCAGTTGGTTCTAGTGCTGGTTCAATAACCAATGGCTTTATTTATGCGTTTACTAAGCAAGGAAGACTTATTAATCCATTATTAGCCTCTGATAATATAATTCCAGATTTGAGTTATCAAAGAGAAGGAAAAACTGAAGATGCTGGATTTTTAAGTCCAGAAGCCAATAATTCTTTTGCTGGTCATGTTGGTGGTTTTACATATGATAATAGAGGTGTTAATGATGTAGGGTTTTCATGGGGTACAACTACTGGTGGTATAACTAATACAGACCCAGATGGTAACTATTCAGAATTAACTGGTGAAAAAAAATCTTTATTGGTTAAAACACAAAAATTATTTAATAGTGTTGGTATGAAAACTATCGTAACAACAAAAGGTGAAATGAACCATAAATCAAGCCAGTTAGAAACGGCAAATGGTGGTGGTTTTTCAAAGGGTAGTGCTGTATTATCAAGTAAAGCTTATGATTTAGATACCAAGACTCAATTAGGTACATTATCAAGTGCTACTGAAACATATTGTAGAAGTTGGACAACACTTAATAGATATGATAGTTTAAATAATTTAATTAGACATCGTGAGTTAGATAAAACTTTACCTCATAGATTTCAAACTGAAAATTCAGTCTTAGGTAAAAATGGCTTCCCTAAGATTGCACCATACATAAATGATGTGGCTGACCCTAAAAAATTCATGTTTTCAATTGAGAATCTTGCATGGTCAGATGATTTAGTTAATTTATTACCAGTAGAAATAGGTAGTGGTGATTTGCTAACTGGTAAAAAAGGTAGAATTATGTGGTTTCCACCATATGGTATTCAATTTAGTGAATCTACGAATGTTAATTGGGAAGCTAATAATTTTATTGGTAGAGGTGAGAGTGTTTATACCTATAATAACACTGAGCGAAGCGGTAATTTATCGTTTCAAATAATTGTTGACCACCCTAGTTATGTTAATAAATTTAGAGGTTCTAGTGGACCAGAAAATAATTATGTTGCTTCATTTTTTGCTGGTTGTGTTGACCCAATATCAGATAACGCTGATAGTTTAACACTTACAAAAATTAGTGAAATATCAAAAATTGAAATTACAAAACCAGAAGAAAGGGTAGCCACACCAGAAGTTGCACCACCAACATTTAAATTTTATTTCCCTAATGATGAACCAGATGTTGAAAAAACATTACTTCCATTAGGAAGTACAGGGTTTATTTACGAAAGTGGTTTAAGTGCTAATACTATTGACTATAGTAAGAAGATTGATTATAATATTTATCTTCAAGCATTCCCACCAATTTCAGACCAAACAGTACGTTATGGTATTGGTAGACATGCTGGTGGTGTGACAAGTAAAACTGAATGGAATGATAGACTTAATTATGGTCTTAATGGGTGGAAAAATTTTACCACTATACTAGATGGAGTTTCATATAGTGGGTTAACTGACCCAGCATATTTACCAGCATTAGCTAAGTATTTAGATGAAAAATGTCCAAATTGTAGAGTAAAAGTTGTATCTTATGCAAGTCCACAAGGAAATGAAACCGCTAATGATAAATTAGCAAATGAAAGAACAGCTAGTATGGTAAAATATTTAAAAGCTAAGTTATTTGAAAATAAAACTGAAGAATTTATAAAAAATAAAATAATTGAAGGACCAAATGTTGCTTTGGATAATACTAAATGTAGAAAAGGTCGTGGGAAACCAACAGATACTTTTAATTGTAAAGTTGATAGACGAACTGAAGTTTCATTTGAATATATACCAGATTTGGAAGCTAAAACAGCTCCATCAGAAACAATTACAGAAACTAGACAAACTGTTATTACACCTTTTAAATCAAAAAAAGCATATGATGAAGGTAAATATTTTGAAGAATTAAAAGAAAACGACCCATTTGTTTTTGATAAGTTTAGAGAGAAGATTAAATATTTTCACCCAGCATTCCATTCAACAACACCAGAAGGTTTAAATTCACGTTTAACTTTCCTTAATCAATGTACTAGAC